TTATTGTGGATGGGAAGGAGAAGATCATGATGGTTGCACATGTTTACCAAAAGAGGATAAATGAGCGGTAGTTGTAAAAAATGTTTAAGAGGGCCATTGTCAGTGCACGTATTGTCAAGTGGTTTATGTCAGGAGTGCCAGTCAGAAATAGAATGGAAACGTGGACCGCATATTGTAAGACAACAGAAAATGCAGAAGATTAAACATGATCATTTTAAAAAAGGTGAAGCTTACATAAAACGTAAATGGAAAGAGAAGTACGGTGACGACAGTGTAGAAGCCGTGTTAGAATACAAGTAATGGTTAAGATTACAATAGACTTTGATCCTAATTTACAACAAGCTATTGAAGATTTTAATTTAATGTCGGATTCTATAATGGACATTACGGGTGATGCTATAGAAAAAACAGCATTAGAAATGCGTGATGAGATTACGTTAGAAATGAATCAACCATATCCACAAGGTATTGGAAGTAACAGAGCACTTAAAAATTCTATAGAAGTTAGCGGAGAAAAAAACACAGATAATGGTTCTGCTATTTTTTACGTTGGGACTTCTCTACCTTATGCAGACACAGTTGAGTATGGAATGGGTCCGCATGGATCTGGAACAGGTGATGGTTCTTTTATTGACAGTATAATAGAATGGACAGAACGTGTATTAGGTAAAGGTAAGAAAGATGCGTATGCAATAGCAGATCATATACGTGACAACGGTATACAACCTAGACCTTATTTTAGAAAGGCAGTAGTTCTAAAAGCACCTGAATTTAAGATAATTTGGTCAGCTATGTTAGCAGAAAGGCTAGAAGCTGAGTTTGAAAACCTAACATAGAGACACACACCTTTGTTTCCACTGGAACTATTACAAGGTATCTCGTTCTTTTTTTTTAAATTTATCGAGGGGTACGGCGGCTTATTAGCTATATAAGATATATTCTTTCTTATATAATAAAAGTTCCAGTGGAAATGAAGGTGTCTGTCCCTCTCCGAAACAGTAAAAAACTTTAATAATAATAATCTTAGAATAGGGTTGTGGCAGTACGCACTATCTTTAAAGAAAACGAGAACGATACAGGTTGGATAGTCTACAGGCCCGAATGGTATAATGAGAGAGTTATGGAGACTTATATCTCTGCACCAATTATAGATAAACAGAATGATAAGATCCCTACAGAGACAATAAAAGAGTCTATGGATTTTTATATGAAGTATGGCGTATATTCATACAGACATGAAGAACAGCCAATAGGATTACCGTTAGCTTACAAAATAAAAGATGGTAAAGTAAAAGTCAGAGTAGGCATACATGATAAATTATCCATGCACAATAAAGTATGGAAAGAAATTCAAGAGTTTGGCTCTACAGGAGCCAGTAGCATTAGGGGTGAAGCAATGGATCAGGAGAAAGTTTGTGATGAAGATAGCTGCCACAATCAAATCAACGAACTAGATCTTTGGTCTGTTTCTTGGGTAGGAGACAATCCTGCTAACCCCGAAGCTACCGTTAGACAAGTAGCAATGGCCAAAGCTAAATCTACGGTACAAGTGACACTTGACGAAGTAGAGAGTATGGTTGAGAAAATCATAGAGCGTAAAAATGGTAAGTATTGTCTTTTTGCTAAAAAGGATAGAAGGTTACTAGGATGTCACGATACTAAAGCAGGTGCGATCAGACAGGAGAGAGCAATACAAGCTAGAAGATTTAGTAAATCTAACGAGATACTTGATGACATACTTAAAAGTATAAACAGAGTAAAAGACGCACCTTGTTGGTCAGGCTTTGAAATGGTTGGTTTCAAGTATGAAGGTGGTAAAAAAGTACCTAACTGTGTGCCAGTAGGTAAAAGCAGACATCCACAAACTCCTGCAAAGCCAAGTGAGAGAAGGCGAGGTAGTACTAGAAACCCTAGAGGATCTGCTGGTGCAACTCGTGGTGGAATAAAGTTAAGTGCTGCAAATATTAAAACATTAGAGAATTACAGAGATGAACACAATAAAAAAGTCGGTAATGCTAAAGGGAAAAAGGCTAACCTTGGTGCACTAAAAGCAGTGTTCCGTAGAGGTGCGGGTGCGTTCTCAACGAGCCATCGTCCTAGCGTACGTAGCCGAGACCAGTGGGCATTAGGTCGAGTAAAGGCATTCTTAAGACTACTCAGTTCAGGTAGGCCGTCAAATCCTAAGTACACCACAGACTATGATCTGTTGCCCGCTAGTCATCCCAAATCTACTAAAAAAGCAGAAGACAAAACTATGAAAGTTAAACCTCCTAAAGGTTATCATTGGATGCAGACTAGAGAAGGCCCAGTGTTGATGGAAGGCGACTATGAGCCACATGATGGTGCAGTAGAGTTTTT